ATGATATATTTCCACAAAAGAAATTATCTGAACTAGTATGGAAAAATCGTATTGTACAACCTAGTATCAAAATTGAAATTGAACCTAAATCAAACCAATTTACTTTTTTAAGTCAGGTTAAATATGTGTACATTTTAAAAAATTCAAGCAAATCTTGGGATTATGATTGGTATGTTAAGCAAGATAAAACGGGTAATGTTATATCAAAACCAGACTCAACTACTAAATCTCAATCTACAGGTAATATTCTTGATTTATCGGGAGCTGTAGGATATTCGGTAAGTTTATTTAACAATAATCTATTAACTTTTTATGTCGGTTATGATTATTCGGATTATAGAAATAAAAATTATGGTTTGCATCAGTTACTTTATAGAGAAGACTCAGTTTCATCTAATGAACTTGTTTCTAAATATATTTTTAAGACCCATACCCCATGGATTGGCTTATCGGTAAATAGCCCTTTAAGTGATAAATTCTCAATTATTCCAACAATAAAATTGTACTCTTTTAAATATGTTGGAAAAGGTTATTGGTTAGGCAGAGGGGATTTAAAACAAAATCCTAGTTTTAAACATAATGCTAGAGGAATAGGTCTAGGGTTTGATGTGGATTTTTTATATAAATACAGTGATAGCTTAGATTTTAAAATTAATCTAGAGACTAAAAAATTTAAAATGGAAAACGGGCGATATCAAATGTTTTACAATTCCCATGCTTTTGGCGGTGAAAGAGATGCTACCGATAAATTATTTAATTTAACTTTAATATCTTCTTCAGTTGCTGTGGGCTTAAAGTATAAATTATAAGATAGCTTATATGTGCCTTTTTAGAAACATCCAACTGGTTTTATGCAAAGTTTATAATAATTCTATTAATTCTATTTTTTACAAGCGTTGCTTTTATATACAATTAAAAGTTAAAGAACTAAATAATAATATTTTGTATAATTGAAATAAAATAGGTAATGTCATGAAGCGTTATGAATCAAAATACAATCCTGCCGCTAAAGAATTAAGTGAATATTTAAATAAAAATGCAAATAAGCAAAATATCCGTCCAGAAGCATTAAATATAATAACCAGTGTGCTTGAGGGAGTAGAAGTTACAGATAATCTTTTAGTTCAAAAAGATAACGTTATAAACCAAAAAACTACAGAGCTTCAAAACACAAAGCAAATACTACTTCAAAAAGAGCAGTTATTAATACAGAAAGATAAGAACTTAGGAACATTAAAAGAAACTGGAACTGTTGGCGAACAAAAAGAGTTTGTAGACGCTTTACATAAATTATACCCTAATTGGTATCCTGAAAGACTTGAAGATTGGTCTTCTGATACTTGGGGTAAACAGGTCATAGATAGAGGAGATTTTAAAACCATTCAAGCTAATTTACCTGCTTATAGACAGCAGGTTGCAGAAAAGGAATTTATCGACATTTTGCATGAATTATACCCTAGTTGGTATCCTATAAATTTTAAAGAATGGCCAGCTGATAGTTGGGGTAAGGAGGTTATAGATGGAAAAAATTATAAAGCCATTGAAGGTAATTTACCTATTTACAAACAATGGTTAGCTAACAAAAAGGAATTGATTGAAATCTTACCAAAATTACATCCTGAATCTTATCCCGTAAAATATGAAGAATGGACTAACCAGTATGCTAAAGGGCTACTAGATAAGGGTGATTATAAGACTATTGAGCAATCATTACCTATTTATAGAAAACAGTTAGCTAGAAAAGAATTTATTGAAATATTGCCAAAACTATACCCAAATGATTACCCTGTGGGATTTGAAAATTGGACTGGTCAATGGGGAAAAGGAGTTGTAGATAGAGAGGATTATAAAACTATTGCTAACAGCTTACCTATTTATAAAAAGCAGCTTTTGAAAAAAGAATTTATTGATATCATGCACCAAGTAAATCCAAAGGAATATCCTGCAAGATTTGAAGATTGGTCTAATAAGACTTTGGGCAAAGAGATAGTAGAGAAAGAAGATTATAAAGTTATGGAACAATCCTTGTCTGATAATAGGCAAAAACTAAAAGAAATGGAAAAGGAACAATTACTCATCCAAAAAGAAAATGAACTAAAAAAATTAGCTGGTAAAGATCAACTTTTGAATGATAGAGAACAAGAAATAGCTAAATTTAAAAAACTGCTTAGCATTAAAGAGCTTGAGACTCAAAATAAAGACCAATTACTTTTGGCTAAAGAATTAGAGAAGAAAGAACTATTAGCTCAAAAAGAAAAGGAAATACACAATAAAAGTTTGGTTAAAAATCAACTTATTAATGAACTACAAGAGGATATTGGTTTAAAAGAAAAAGAGGCTTTAAACTTAAAAATTGAATCTTTAATGAAACAATTAGAATTCAAAGATAAAGCACTAGAAGACGCTCATGAAATAGCTAAACAAAATAAAATTATTAATGAGTTACAAGGGAAATTATTAGCAGTGGTAGATTTACATAAAGAAAGTAAAGATGTACCAGATATTGAAGTACTAAAATATCAAGTTAATGAAAGTATTTTAAGCGGTAAGGTAGATGAGATGAAAGAATTTTCAAAATACTTGAATGAATTAATGAAAAATCCTACCGACAAGGACGAATCCTTGGAGATTTCAGAATTATTAAATTTAAGTCCTATTGTCCATGCTGAAGAAAAGTCTGTACATCATCCTGTAGCAGTTATTAACAATGGTAATTTTGACATTGATAACCAGCATATTACTCACTCAGTTTTATTGAATGGAGAAGAGTCTTTTTCTATTATTCAAGAAGAAAGTTTCCATTAAATTGGTTTTGTATTAATAAGCCTTAAGGCTCTATCCAATCAAGTAATATAGAGCCTTTGTTTTAATTTAACTTGCTTATTTCTTCTAGAGCCAAGACCAGTTAACTCGGCTACCTCTTCTATGTTTTTACCTTTAGCTAGCATAGTTTTATTATTTGGCTTATATTACTAACTAATCTTACTTATTAATCGGCACTAAAAAATAAGACGCTTATCATTATGAATAACAAAGGTTCTACACTACCTAAAAACATGATTTTGAACTAGTTGTATTCTGCGGATATGCACGTATCGCCTGATAAATTAGGAAAATGGCTTGAGCAGAATACAATATTAAATTAAATTAAAAGATTATGACTAAAGTATTTTATAGAACCATGAGACCATATAAAAATGGTTACGGTGAAGTAACTAAATATATCGAAGATCCCAAATATGCTCAACAACCTAAAGCATATATTAGAGGTTTGGAAACAATCCAAAAGGACCTCTTAAATATTTTTGATTTTATTGAACCGACAGAAAAAAATTTAAAATGTTATTCATTTCGTATTCATGAATTATTTTTAAGAAGTTGTATAGAAATAGAAGCTAATTTCAAAGCAATACTTACTGAAAATAATTATAAAACCGATCTTGATAAGTTAAATATAAATGACTATAAAAAATTAGCAAAGACACATAATTTACCTAATTATAAAGTAAAAATACCTTATTCTCATGATAAGTGGTCTATAAGAACTCCTTTTGCAAACTGGCCTGATGGTAAGCTTAATTGGTATCGTGACTATAATAGTGTCAAGCATTCTAGAGTTGACCAATTTAAAAAATCTAACCTCGAGAACTTATTAGATGCTGTTTGTGGTTTATTAATAATTTTATCTGCTCAGTTTTATACAGAAAATTTTACTAGATATGGAGGTAAAATGAGAATAAACGGTATTCCACCTGGTACAATGCAGCTAGCGTTAGGAGATTATTTTTTGATTTCTTTTCCCTCTTTAGATACATGGGAAAAAGAAGATTTTTATATTGAAGACCAAGCTGATAATTTTGAGTTTACGGAATTGGATTTTACTAAAATTATTAAGTAACATAATGAATCAGGCTATTTATTTTGTGGTATCTATTATTCTTTATCCAAAACAGAGGCATAAGTTAATCTTTTTTTAGGAAGTTTTGATATAGGTAATTTCCCACGAACTAAATTGTCTCTTGCTATTAGGTTGTCATATTCACTAGTTACAACCCAATCATCATTTAAACTCTCTGCATCTGACAAAAGACTATAATTTTCATAAATTGCCCCACCTGTTTTATTAAAACTTAGTTTCTTTAAGCGATCAGTCTTTTTACTTTGATAAATACAATAATTTTTAGTTTCTCTCTTAATAACAGCATCTTTTTCATATACCTTTTTTATTGCTTCTATGAAGTTCATAATAATGATTGCTTAATTGTATAATACTATAGTGTTATAATACCACGCCACTATGGTGTATTATTATTTTTAATATATTCCTTTATTAATCCGATAATAATTTGATTAATTTTTATATCCTTATCAAAAGCTATTCTTCTAATTTGTTGATACTCAGCAATAGGGATTCTTATAGTAAATGGTTGAGTTATTTCTTTCTCTTTAACAAAAGCAAGAGCAACACGTTCCTTTTTTGTATTGCTGATAACAGTATTATGTTCAGACTTGTCAAGCCTTTCTGGAGAGATCGTAGGAATTTTATTGCGTTTATCTTGATTCATTAAATACTTCTCTATATAAAGAATTAATTTCTTCATTAGCTTTATCGTCTAATGGTCTATATTCCACTATAGCTTGCCCCTTACTTTGTGATCTTCTAATTGCTACTCTATATATTAAAATCGTATCAAACCTTTTAATACTCTCAAAATCACTTAGTATTTCGTTACTTTCTTCCATTTCAGACTTTGCAGTTTGAGGATGAGGAGCTACTTTGTTATATACAACTTTTGCAATTATATTAGGGTTAGTATGTTTTACTTCTGATATTAAATTATTTACCGTTCCTAAAGTCCATATATCAAATGATGACGGCATAAGAGGTAAAATTAATATATCTGCCATAGTCATTGCAGCTCTTAATACTTCACTCGCTGCTCCTCCTGCATCTACTATTATATTTTCATACTTGGACATTAATGCTTTTAGTTCATTTCTAATAACTACCCCTGCATTTAAAATACGACTATCAAGTATTTTTTGACAGCTAGTAATTCTTGGAGAAATATTATTTTCATCCCTTCTGGATGCCCAGAAAGTTGAAGTTTTTTGAGGATCAATATCAAATAGCAAGGTATCTATACCTTTCGTAGTTCGCATAGTAGCAAGATTTGTTGCTATTGTTGATTTACCAGTTCCTCCTTTCTCTCCGCCAACTAATATTATCATTTGAGCCTGTTATTATTGATTTTTTATAACCATAAAACTATAATACCATACCATCATACATGTTTAACATCATAATTACAAGACATTATAACATCTTATATAAAAATAATTAAGGTTATTTTTCTGATTATTCCTTTTAAAAATGTCGTAAACAATGGCGATTATTCCTACCGTTAGGTATAATAAACAGGTAAGACATAGTAAGTTATATGGCAATCTTAAATCATTCCACAATTATAGCTTTAGACCTTGGTACTGTTACTGGTTGGGCTACTCGTGAACCATCAGGTAACATAACTTCTGGAACAGCTAGTTTCAAAACTGGTAGATTTGAAGGTGGCGGTATGTCGTTTTTGCGTTTTAAACGATGGCTTACCGATTTAAAAGCGAATTTGGGAGCTATTGATGCGATTTACTTTGAAGAGGTAAGAGCCCATAAAGGAGTAGATGCCGCCCATAAATACGGCGGATTTCTTGCTCATCTGACCAGCTGGTGCGAACATCACCAGATACCATATCAGGGTATACCTGTTGGAACGATAAAGAAGCATATTACGGGCAAAGGGAATAGCTCTAAAGATTGTGTCATTGACGCTATAAAAAAGAAAGGATTTACTCCTATTGATGATAACGAAGCCGATAGTTTGGCTCTACTAGATTTTATTCTCTATGAGCGATATCAATTAAACTAATAAAATGAGTAAAAAAAATGATTAAACTATTTTTAGTATTAGTAATGCTAACTTTTATTTCTAATACTGAAGTGAACAGATAAACCAATAGGAAGATATTTAATGTTTATAATAACTTATTTAAAGGAAATAATACTCGGAGTTGTAGGATTTTTTGCTTTTTATTTGTATAACAAAAATAAGAATTTAAAGTCTGAAAATATGTCTCTAAAAGATATTGTTAGCGATAATAACAAAGTAATTAATATTCAATCTAAGGTATTACATGCAAGTGAAGATATTAAATCTACTGATCTTGACTCTAATCTTGATCGGTTGTCAGACAAGAACAGATAAAGTACCTAAAATAAATTTACCTGAAATGCCCTTAATTACTCAGCAAGCAGTAGAAGAGATAAAGCAGGTATGTGTTCCACGCATGAAATGTGATAATTTTAACAACTGGTTAAATGAGCTTTATGCTTTTAGCATTAAATATAATATTTACAGAGAAAATCTAGATTAAGAAGATTTAACTAATACCCAGTTCTTCTGGCCTTGGATATCCAAGGATCGTCCCGCTAAAAGTGCTGTTAAATATGGTTGCTTCCGTTTGTCTCATATATTTGCCTGTAGGGTCTTTATCACAATGCAAGTTTCCTATTTGAAGAAAATCTAGATAAGTATATAAGAAATCATTGTTATTAATACGCTCAAGCATCCTAGAACCTTTGAGCAAGTCTTCGCTCATGTCACAAACAAGAGAGACTAAAGCATCAAATTGGCATTGTTTTAACTTTACCTTTACCAGATTATTTATTATCTCTTCCCCCTCTTCTATAGAGAGTTTAGCACGATTAAAGCATTTTATAATATATCGCCCATCTTTGCCTAGTTTCATACACCATCTACTCCCTGTACAGTGTTATCTCCAGCTAGAATATATTGCCCCCATGCTGGATCACCACCAGCACTTTTGTTACAACTAGCTTTAGAAAAATACTGTTTTAATATTGTATAACCTGAAACTGTAATAAAATATAAATCACTAGTTGATATTGTATCAACTTTTGAGATATCACTATTTCTTATTGTTATTTCATTAAAATGATTAACATATACGTTTCCATTTTTGTATACCTGTCCTCCAATACATATACCCATCGATCCCCAGTTTTTGAGACGTACATTATCGAGATATAGATTAGCTTTTCTTATCGTAGAAATCGTATATACATATTTCTTTCCATCTGAATTATTATCAAGAGTAGCATTAACATACACATTTCTCATCATTACGTTACCGATTATAATATTTAGGAAACGATATAAAGTTGAATTAGAATCAACACTTTCTATTACAACATTAAAATCCTCAAAATTCTGTGTTTCATTATTTTGAACGGTTATAAAATCTCCTTTACAGTTAATAACCTGAATATTTAAAGTGGTATTTGTCTGAACATTTAAAAACTTACCATTACCTACTATATAGAAACATGCAGTATTAGCTGACATTTTTACTGTAATCTTATTATCATTTAATAAAGGTTTTAATGTAATATAACTTAAATCCCTATTAATGATTATAGTTTGTTTTATGGATACCACACTTGCCTGTAATATTATTTTCACATCATCTCTGTATCTGCCAAACGTTCTATCTATTACTCTAAGAGCTTCAGAAAGAGAAGTAAAATCAGCACTAATGTTATCATCAACTGTGTAAGTATAAGTTGTAACATTATTATCAAGATACCTATTCATTGATAAATAATCAGTATTACCACCGAAACTTATACTAAAATTGGGAGTTAACATTGCATGACGATTTAATATCATTACAAATCCAGGAGCAGTCTGAGAATAGATAGCCGTTATTTGCTGTCCTTTATAAAGTTTTACTGGAAAATTAATCTCATAAAATAGGTCAACTGCTACAAGACTATCTATTTGTATTTTAACTGGATTAGATACATCCTGCGTTAATATAAAAGATATACACTGACCATAATAATAGGCTTCTTTTTTTAATCCATATGCCGAATCTAGTTTAATTGTAGTAATAGAGTTTGCCGTTGTTATGCTATTTACTTGATAATCATTAACATAAGCATTACCGCTGGCGTCATTTTTTCTGTAAAAACTACCACCTTTATATACGGCAATAATATATTCATTTTCGGCAAAAAGATGATTTGTGCCATTGTTTCCAGTTAGTAATGGATAACTTGTGTCATTTATTTGAATTTTTACACTTCCAGTAAATGAAGTTGTGCATGAAAAAGCTACTTGCATTCCTTCTACTATATTTGTAATTGTTGCTCCATTAACTGGAGTTATTTTTATAGTTATATTACCTTGATTTATGTTATTGCTTACAACATTATAACCAGTTATGGCAGTATTACCTAAACTGCTAATTAGATTAGTAGCAGATAAACTCTGATCTACTGCTTGTCCGCTTTTGCGAATCAGCATTAAATCGTTTCCTTCAAATTTACTGCTACTTGTTAAACCAGTGATTTGAATATTCGTCATTTAAATATTTCCTCCGAAAGAGATTTTTTTCCAAGTAGTGCCGTTACTAATAGCAAGGCAACCACCGTCTACATCAGTAACATAATATATTACTCCTTTGTTTTCACTTGCACTTGGTAAACTGTTTTTTAATACCATTAAAGGGCGATTATTAAAATAGCTTAAGTATGCTACCCATTCGCCGTGATTATTAAATAAATAATTAAAATCTTGCCTGGTCGGTATTTCATTAAAATCAAAACCGACCAGTGTTTTTGCCGTAATCGGCTCTATTCTGTTAACTTGCCCAGATAAATCGTTTTGCACAAGGTTTATAGCCCATCTTGCTACTTTATCTGGTTTTATAGGTTCAGCCATTTATTCTCTCCGCTAAGATACCGCCGCCAGCTATAAAGAAGTCCTGACCTTGATTATAGGTTTTTAACAAATTTAATCCTATTGTTTTTGGATTATCGACCATATATGATGTATCTCCTTCAACTACTAAAGAATACTCAAGCTGATATTGTTCCCCGTAGCTTGTTTGTATTGCATTCTTTTCAATACCTTTAAACGAATTTACTGATAATATTGTACTCTGATCTAAACTCGTTTGCAAAAAGATATCATCAATTGAATGAACGCTATAATCATATTCAATATATTGTCCTTCTCTGAATCTAAAAACATTCTGCTCCAAAGGATATATAGATAATATATATCCTCCGACTCCAGCAGGTTTAATCAAATCAAGTAGAGCTTTTATGACATTCATTTTTTCCAAATCAAAGCTTGCTGCTATACTAACTGAAAAAGAACACGGGATTAGATCAGTAATTTTTATGATAACGGATTTAAAAAAAAGCGAGATAATACTTATTATTTCATCGCTAGTTCCGCATCCGTTATTAACGGCTATTTTGCTAATTATAGCAGTTCTATAATACTTATCACTCCTATAGTTTCGAAAGGCTCCTACTATTTCCCCAATCATGTCTAGGGTTTTCCCTTCAGCTGTAAATATTCCCATCCGATCAAACAAGTAAAATAAAGCATCTTCTATTTCTTGCAGTTTACCTGTAAAAGCAGATAGCAACTTGACGAAATTATAACTCTCTTTATCCTGTTGTACTAACCTGCTACTTGCTAGTTCAACGTGATTTTCTATGTATTTTAAAGTCATGACGAAGTAATATTTATTTTTGATGGATCAGTAACAATAATCTCACGGCTATCGATAGTAATGTTTGCTGCGGTTTTCGTAACATCGCTCGCCTCTGGATTATCACTTTTCCCAAGTAGTATGGAGGCAGTTAGTATTCCACTGTGTTTATAGATAATACCAAAAAATGTCTGATAAATTAAAGTTTCACCAAGTGTTAATGACAAGATTTCATTTATAATCTCTGATTTTATTGTATCAATTGAAGCTACAGTAAAGGTACTGTTTGTTGTCAGGCTTATATCGATAAAAGCATAGATTTTCCGAGCTCTATTAAACTTTACTACCTGCTGATTATTAGATAGATCGGTAATAGTAACTGCCACCTCGCCTACGCAAGCGATACCTATAGGCTTATACATCCATATTGCCTCTGCTATGTCTTCATCACTTCCTCCGTTAACAGTTATTAAGAAACTGTGAGGAGTAAGTATCCCTATAGTCTGATCAGTGATATTTTCTTCGACTAATACAGCGGTAACCTCTTTGAGATTCAAGATTTTAGCCCTGAGCGATTCAAGTGTGCCTCGTCCAGGCAAGGATAATGATATTTTTCTTCTCTCTCGCAAATCGTAATCAGTTTCGTTATCTCTACCGGTAACTCCAGCAGCATCATTATTAATTGATATCCACCCTGGAACTAAAGTCTTGATTTTATTTAAACTATTAACAGGAACAGTAATACTTCCTTTTACTTCTGATATAAACTTGCTACTCGCAGTAGTATTTATAATGGTTATTCCGCTACTTACATATATTGTAAAAGTAGTTCTATAAGAAACGGATTTTATATTTAGGTTTGCTTCTATAACCTCCGTTACTAAAATTTCTTTTAAAACTAGGTTCTGATCTATTAAAGCTTTAAGTGCTGCTGCTATTGTAGAAGCCGTATCTTGCTCTGTTTTTATATAGGATAATACTACGGCGTTAATTGTCAGACTATAGTTTGCAAGCGTATTATCTGTGAGTTTCAAAGATATACCGACACATGATTCATTACTGACAATAACCTCGTTAGATAATAAAAAATTGTTATCTTTATTCTCTATATAAGCAATACTTCCTTGTGGAATTACCGTATAGTTCTCAGCCGTGATTTGAGCGGTAACATAACTATAGCTGGCCTCTAATCTTTTTAAGCCGATTAACCCGCATTGGTTATCTAAACTCACGCCTTCAGCAGCTGTTGGTGACATACTATCGTATAGGGACGCAGCAGCTTGCCAGATTAAAGCTTCTCTTTCTGCGAAAATATTAACGATATTTGAAATAACAGTATTATCATCAAAATTAAGCTGGCCTAAATTAGATATCAGCTCTTCTTGCAGTTCTTTTGTTATTGCCTCAAAAGGTTTAGGAGCAAACCCTTGAGCTGTTAATCCATAGTCGCTCATATGCTTATTTCTACTTCGTTATCTAGATTATCTTTTATAGTGATATTGATTGTAAGTGTTCTGTTTGCATTATCAAAAGCTATATTAAATTCTTTGATATCAGCTACGCCCCCCACTTCTCTTATAGCATTTATGAAAATAGCCTGAATCGTATCAAGGGAGTTTTTAGTACCTAGAATGTCATTATAATAAGGCATGCCAATCTCACTATCTAGGAAATACTCCCCTTTGAATAATAGCAAAGCCCTTTTTACTCTCTGGGCTACAACGCTTGTTTCATCAGTGAGTTTTAAATCAAAATCAATAATAGCTAGATCATGACCGCCTGTTAGTAATATATCGTGTTTCATCATTTTGCTGGTCCTGTTGGTACTGGATTTGGTGCAGGTTCAAGAGCTGGTATATAATCGTGAGTATGTAAGCTCAAGTCTATACCACTTTTTGTTTTTACGGAATTACCTGTAAGAACAGCAGAGCAGGTAGCATTACCTTTTAACTCTGAAGTTCCAGTTATTTCAATATTGCCGTCAATTTTCATATTACCTTTTTGAATAAAAGTTGGCGTTTCTGTATTGATAGTTCCGCTTGCTTTAATACTAGCACTTTTTGTTTCTATATTAGCATTTTCACTCGATTTAATATCAGCGACCTTACATTCAATACTTATATTCTCAGCAGCTTTTACACTAGCATTTTTACATTCTACTGCTGTATTTTCTGAAGATTTAACTTGAGCAGTTTTGCACTCGGCATTTATATTTTCTTCGGCTTTAATACTCGCATTCTTACAATTGATTATAACATTTTCAGTCTTAATATTCACCTCAAAAGCATTATGAATATCAATTATTCCACCAGGTTTTAGCCTAATCTTTGAATCTGAAAACTGAAGTAGCACGTCCTCGTTATTCTCTGCGTTAGATACTTTACTAAAAGGAGTAAGACCGATGATTGCTACTGCGTCGCTTAAATGATGAACTCGCCTGCTTTGTGGAACTGCTCTAGATGCCCCAAGTAGCCAGCTGCTTGCGTCTCTATCTAAAAACACAAGTAAACATCCATCACCTGCTTTTACTGGCATTGTTATTGATGCTCCTCCGCTTCTAGGAAAGATAACGGGTACTCCTGAAATCATAGGGTAATCGCTATGACTTCCATCGTGATATAATTCCTTAATATCAATTTGTACATCGGCCTGCTGTGTTTTAAAATCATATTTTTTAATGATAGCAGGCATTGCTACACGCAAATTGGTAGCTATCTTTTTTTGTAATGCTTCTATAACCTCGCTCATATCCCGTAAATCTCCAGACTGGAATACCAATCATTTCCTCGCATGTCGCCACTGTGAGTTATTTTCGCTACTTCAAATAATCCATTTATATCACCACTCTGCAGGCGTATTACATCATGAATTTGTAATTTAGGTTGTAGTAAACATTGCACCGATCTGGATTTTTTACTCATTTTTGTTATTTCTGACTTCTCTAGTTTTTTTGAGACTTTTTTTACCGATTCAGGATGTAGAATTAGCCCTGTTTCTGGAGTAAGTAATAATATTTCTTTTTTAGAAGATGACTTATTACCTTTGATAACAATAACCCCATTCTGCATTGACCAATCAAAATTAAAATTTACAGCTAGGTTATTCATGACATAATCAAGAGAGCCACTGTCACTATATCCCGTTTTGATTGTTTTATTTTGATCAATATCTATAGTTCTAAACTCCCTTCCAGTCTGTTTTGTAATTTCTTGTAGAATTGTAGCAAGTTTTAGATCGGTATTGTAGCCGTAGCCAAAGCTAACGGGTTTGCTTCTTGTTGTTCTTATCCCTTCTGCCAAGTATATTTCAGTTACTACTTCCGTTTTATCTCTATTATGTTTTATTTTTGAAATATCCCCCTGTCCTATTTCAACTAGCCCTTCACCTTTAGAATATCCAGCGAGTACCCTACATATTGATTCTTCTTCTGTAATCATTCTCCTAGTATCAGGAGCAAGGTTATAAATTTCTATTTTGGCCATGTTTTCTTTAGGTTTGGCAGACTTAATAATTTCAAATTTGATTTTGCAATTCTCTATCGTAATCCGTATTTTACTATCTATTATGACTTTGCAAACCCTATCAAAATAAAACACGGGAATTAACTTTTTAAATTATTAATATCTTCAGGTGTTAGATGTACAAGTTTTACACTTCCACTTACCATATTATCATAATTAATATCCTTAATTGCATCTTCATCAGTTATAGGAATTAGCATGCAATCAGGTTTTTCTAAATCATAACAATACTCCAGTACATCAAAACCCAGTACCAGCTTTTTATGCTGCACAAGTAACTTATCATCTTCCGCTCTAATGCTTACATACCAGCTATCGCTACGAATGTGGTAGTATGCTTCCAAAGTGTAATATTTTTGAGTAACCCCAAGTACTACCTGTGTTTTAAAGCGATAGCCTTCAAACCACTGTATATAATCTAATGAGCTGTTTTTCGACATTATTTAAACCAGCTTGTTACAAAATTTACTCCTTCATTAACCACCTTTGCTGCACTATCATACATACTTGCTGCAGCTGTAGTACCTTTTTCAGATATGCCTTTATCCTGCATAGGACTTGCGATCGCCATAGTATCTTTATCTTTATAGCTGGTATAAAAGGATTTTTTTATACTCGCAAACCTGACCTGTACTAGTTCCGCAGAAAACTCCAATCTTTCTCCAGTATTTATGTCATTATTAAAACTGATATTTTCAATAGCCATGTTTTTAAAGACATTCAGCTTGGTTACAACATTAAGTAATTGCCTGTTTTCATATAGATTAGTTAACAACTGGTAAGCCTGCACGCTGGGTTTAGCGGACTTTTGAAAAGGTAAAAATGAATTAATACTATTTATGATTTTATCAACAGAATTATTTTGTAATGGAGTTTCAAGAATGCCGAATATTTTTATCGGACTATCTGTAATATACCCCTCTATTTTTACCTTAAGGGGATTTTTAAAAATATGATCACTGATAGCTTCTTTAGTCTCAATAGGATGCTCGGTAATAGTAGAGCTTAAAGTAATTACTTCGGTAAGCGATGCATCTAACACTAAATCACCGATCTTTGTCTTGTTATTATTACCAAAGAATAATGATTCCACGCCTCCAAAAAGATTTGATGCTCTAAATAGAGATGTAATAATTGAGGCCATTAATAATACGCTCCAATTGCTGCTAGTGTTTTTTCTGTTTCAAACTCCTGATGTTTTTCAAGTTCCGCCTTTACCAGATCAGTTATTACCTTAGCCTGTTCTTGCGAAGTACCAACTGGAACAGTTATATTCATATTAAAAGAGTTTTTCTGCGTAATGTTATTATGATTGTTTTTTTGATTGGTACTGTGCATTATACTAGGGGAAGTAGCTAGCTCCTCGGGAGAATAAGACGGCATACTAAATACTTTTGCCCCTAAAGGGGTATAGCCCGCTGGCAAGTCCATATTTTTTATTCTTTTTTCAATATCAAAAAAATCTTTTATATTGTCCTTAAGTTCTACGCCGAGTTTCCAAGTTTTATTTGGAAGAGATAACAGGCCATCTTTTGCTTTTATTATCCATTCCCACATGAACTTCAATGCTTCTACTACTTCGTTAATTCGGTCTTTACAAAACTCCCAAGCATCGCTTTTTAAAAATCTGTTAATTAAACTATCACCGCCTTGGATAGTTACATAAATTTCATCTACAAGTAAGGCTAAAGCTGCAATAATGGCAGTAATAACTAATGTTAAAGGATTTGCTAATATTGCTACCGCAAACGCTCTAAAAGCAATTACTGCTGCCCAGATACTACTTGCAACTCCAGCAAACCAAACAGCTAATCCGATACCTATAACAGCAGTAATTAAGTATTTCCAGCCAACAGTAGCAGAGACAAGCATATCAAATATACCGATAATACGACTGATTATTGGAGCAAGTAGTTTAAATACATCTGTGGCAGTTTCTATGGCTTTTTTTAGTTTTCCACCTATTAAATCCTTATTTACAATCATCCATTGCTTAAATGATAATACTACCTCATTAACGGCAGGTAACATATCAATTACAAAAGAATTGCGTATTTCCCGAGTTATGGCGGCAGTAGTTTTTAGGCTTGCGTTAAATTTATCAACTTCAGCAATTTGTTTAGGAGTAAAAGTAGAGCCGTTTTCGTTCTCTCCTTTCTTATAACTATCAACATCTTTTAGAGTAGACCTTAAGCCAAGACCAAATCCTCCCATAATAGCCGCTCCTGCTATCGCTATCTTGCGGGAGGCGGCAATCATACCAGACCGCCAGCTTGCGAAGCGATTTCTAGCCTCTAGCTTCTGCTCCTCCCTTAATTGTCGCTGTTTTTCTAGATGTTTTTGCCTTTCTTCTCGCTTAACTTCATTTATTGCTTGTTTCTCTAGCTTGTTATTGAGGAGAATCTCGTTTCTTTCTTCTTTAGAGAAACTTAGCAATTCATCCCTATAGGCCTTTAGTTCGGCGAATTTAGTATTAGTACTTGATGAAGACTTATTTAACTGATTTTTGGTATCATTTATTACAGACTTATCATGTTCCTCCATAGGAGAGAATTTATATTTATCAGATTTAAGTGATGCCCCAAGCTTTCCTGCTACGCTCTGCTTTAAACTAATCATCTTGCTTTTAGCATCATCTACAACCTTCGAGAACTTATTTAACTTGCTCTCGTCAATATCAAAACCCAGTTTTATCAGTAATTCTCTAGCTATCATTTTTGTATTTTTTTGTATGCTTCAGCTTCAACGTAAGCCTTCATATCAAGAAGGGCATTTGCTTTCATGATATCATCAAGAGACATTATACTACATACCTCCGTATACGTAACTAACCCCTCTAAGATCGGACGCCAAATAATTAATTCTTCGCTTAAATCTTTATCGAGTCGCTCCCAGATTGAATTTGCCCGTCCATCGGTACTTCCTCCTGTTTGTTTATCTGCTCTCTGGTATCTTTTTTTTTAAAGAGATCAAAGAATTCACTAAAATTGCATTCTAAAACAAATTGCAGAGCTTGTATTAACTCCAGGTAATTATTCTGGTATATCTTATCAAAACTACCTCTATTAATAACCTGTTCGTCTCTAATGGTATTTGCAAGTAATTCAAGAATAAAATCACCATTCTCGTCTATCGCAATTAGTTCATCTATAACTTTTGAAAAGTTGATTTCATTATCAAGTAATTTAGAACTATCAGATGGAACAACTCCACCAAATGCGCTGCTAAATAACTTAGCTATCTTGCGAGCAATCTTATATCCTTTCATTGCAGGGAATAAAGTGCAGTCGTATCTATGTCCTGCTACGATTTTATTTCTTGTTTCTATCATTTAATCCCTCCAATAAAGATATTAGGGTTAAAGCAAATAACAGTCCATTCTCTGTTCTTGTTTTCATTAGCGAAATCGGCATTTGCATACTTCTCAACACAAGCTTCTACACTAGTCACTAGTGTGGTTCCTGAGTTATCTTTTGCCATAAAAGAAAATATACCAGCATCACTCCTTATATCAGCTTCTAAAAATGAGCTGAATAAATCATTTGAAAGAGAGCTTTGAGTTAATGTAAAAATTATTTTAGCTATATTTTTGTTCTGTCTAAACCTCGTAACCTTGCCGTGTATATCTGAATAAATAGAGTACTTAGCATCTTCAGTTTGTATTGAGAGCATAGTATCTTCTGCAAATCCTTGAATTGGAGTATTATTAACTATAATACCCATCTCGTTAGGGCTATAAACGTTTCTTGCCATATTTAGTACCTTATTAAACTGTTAATATTCCTGAAATACCGATTTTATGTATTGCTCCAGCTAGCCTTGCTTCAAATTTGACATCAGGTAAAGTCCTATTGGTTCTATTGCTAACTAATACATCTCTAACATCAGGTACGGATACTTTGATACTGTCTCTATCAAGAATTGATTTATCAGCTGCATCATTTAAAGTGTTTCTTACGATGCTTTCAACAATACCGATACCTTGGTTGGTAAAAGGTATTTTATCGGATGTAACAAGTGCATTAGCAAGGGATAGCTTCATTTGAGAAGTAATCCAGTCTATACCGATCATAATATCGATATACTCACCTTGAGCCGTAATGCCATCTAGCATTATGTCCTTGCCGCCGAAGTTGACGTAATAATTTCCTTTATTAGCAGATATTACCGTTCTCTGCGTGGAGGTAAGATTATCAGCTACGACATTTGTTAAAGTTTTATAAGCCCAAGTAGCGCTTCCAGCATTTTTAGTTAGCATTAAACCAAACCACGCAGCTTCAGGATACGAAGTATTTGCTCCTGTATTAAAAATGGTAAATGTTCTATCGTAATTTTTAGCTTTTAATTTGTAGATGATATGAGATTGATCGTCTTGTACATAAGTTTTTACATCGCTGGAAGAAGTGCCGAATATTCTGTAATTATCGGCTTGGACTAGAGCTGCAATTGCTAGTACGTCAACTTGATCAATACTGGTAATCATCACGCCATAAAAATTACTCTTCTTAAGAAGAATTTTAGGATAAGCTTGCTCAAATGTTTCATCTTTAAATACTTGACCTATTAATAACTTGGTTGGCCTGATTTCCTGACCAAAATACAGCGATGCTGCCTTGTATTCTTTAGTATCAGTAGCAAAATCGCCAGTAACCTCTAGCAAGCTTC